GGCCTGTCGGCTGCCGTTCTGGCGCTGATTGCCGCTGGTGCGCCTGCGCCTGACATTCTCGACCAGTTTCTGGATGAAAAGGAAGGTAACCACACCACGGCATACCGTGATGGCGCGGGTATCTGGACCATCTGCCGCGGTGCCATCCTGGTGGATGGCAAACCTGTCGTTCCGGGCATGAAGTTGTCGAAGGAAAAATGCGACCGGGTTAACGCCATTGAGCGTGATAAGGCGCTGGCATGGGTGGAGAAAAACATCAAAGTGCCATTGACCGAACCCCAGAAAGCGGGGATCGCGTCATTCTGTCCGTACAACATTGGTCCCGGTAAGTGTTTCCCGTCGACGTTTTACAGACGAATTAATGCAGGTGATCGCAGGGGAGCATGCGAAGCGATTCGCTGGTGGATTAAGGACGGTGGCAGAGACTGCCGTATTCGCTCAAATAACTGTTACGGTCAGGTATTCCGTCGTGACCAGGAGAGCGCGCTGGCGTGCTGGGGAATCGACAGATAAGCAGAATATTTTGCTGAAAAATGAGGTTGGCCAACGCGGGCGGATAACACGAAGTCCTGTGAACTGGCAAAACCTAAGTGAATAAAAGTAAAAACCCCGTTTGTTGGCAGCAAGCGGGGTTTTGTTTTTATGGCAGTAAGCTATGGGAGGCTGCCTTGATTGATTTTAGCAAACTGATTAGGGAGTTGCGACTCATGATTAGTCAATTACCAAACTGGAAATTTTTGCTGGTCTGGAGCATCCCTTTTTTATGGGTAGTATCCCAGTTAATTGTGGCAATTAAGGGGTAGCTATGTCAGACAAACTCATAACGCCGGCAAAGGTCCTGTGTGTGATTGTCGGTATTTCATTTTCACTAATGCTGGTTGCTCTTTTTCTGTCCCTCGCCTGGGTGATGTTGTCTTCGTCGGGGCTGCTGGGGTGACAGTGACTGATGACATCAGCAGAGCGCTGGCTTTTGCTATTAAGTGGGTGGCTGTTGGTATTGCTGTGTCTCCGATGCTGTATGGGCTGGCAAAACTGGTCATTGCGCTGAAATCGTGAACTTTAAAAAGATGAGTGCTGAACTTATTCGGGCAATGGCATTTGCCATTCGTATTGTGGCCATTGCTGTTCTGGTCTGGGCAATCCGTTGGTGGTGATATGAACCGTGTTCTGTGTGTGGTGATTATTGTCATGCTGGTAGCCTGTGGTGTGCTTAGTCTGGGGCTGAATCATTACCGCGATAACGCCATCACCTACAAAGCGCAGCGCGATAAAAAAGTCAGTGAGCTGAAACTGGCGAATGCCACTATTACTGACATGCAGCAGCGCCAGCGAGATGTCGCTGCGCTTGATGCCAGATACACGAAGGAATTAGCCGATGCGAGAGCTGAAAATGAAACTCTGCGCGCTGATGTTGCCGCTGGTCGTAAGCGCCTGCGGGTCAACGCCACCTGCCCCGGTACCGTGCGTGAAGCCACCGGCACCTCCAGCGTGGATAATGCAACCGGCCCCCGACTGGCAGACACCGCTGAACGGGATTATTTCATCCTCAGAGAACGGTTGATGACAATGCAGAAGCAGCTGGAAGGGGCGCAGGAATATATCCGCACTCAGTGCACTAAGCTGGCTTTTTATTATCCGGAGGATACATGAAGAAATTACGGGTAACCGTAGAACCTTTTCAGGGAACAATTCCGTTCCGTATTTTGCAGCGTGGTCGTGTTCTTGTTGAAGGTTCGTTCAGTGGTAAATGTACGCAATTACACTCCCGGACCTTTCAGGTGAATGCCACGAATGAAGAGCTAACCGTGGAGTGTACGATGAATGCCGCTAAATGCCGCATGGTATCCGCTGCATTACAGCCAGTGTGTTGAGCGACCTTATTATCCATGCGCGGTATTGTCGCCGTATTCCTGCATTAACAGAGACCGCAGCCCGACAGGGAGACTCCTCTGCGCGAGTGTGCGGGGATAATCAAAAACGATACACACCGGGGTTTACCGCGTTAACGGAGCGCGGCGTTGTCCCCTCATAGTCGCCTGTCCGGTGCGATGGTGGAAGAAACCGAACGTTCATTTCTCGTTATTTGTCATGCTGGCCGGGCGCAGATGCGTTGCATCTGTTGCCAGCCTTCTCCTGCAGGCTTCAATAACCCACGCTGAAAAGTTACCGGACCCTTTATGCTCAAGGGCGATGTTGATCTGTTCAATTATGTGATTGGGGAAACGGATATTGCGGGTTGTGGTTCTGCGGGTCCGGTTTTTCGATGACATATTTATTTCCTTTACTGATTGCCATATGACGGGGATTTTACATGGCTGAGCTTCGTACACTCCAGAGCAGAATCAAAACACTGAATACCCGACGGGTGAATATTCTGAAGGGGGAGCAGCGTCGTGTCAGTGGCAGTGCACGTGTTTCCCTCAAGCGTCATATCTGGCTGAGGGACGCCGGGCAGTGCTGTATCTGTGGTCGTGTGGTTGACCTCTGTGACAGTGAACTCGATCACCGAATTGCACTTCAGTTCGGTGGTGGTAATGAGGAGACGAATCTTTGGACGCTCTGTGCCGAATGCCATCGACAAAAGTCTGCTCGTGAAGCGGCGAGTGGTATGCCGGACCCGACGCTGCCGGAGGTGTCCGGAGGTAGTGGCAGAGAGGACGACATCATCGGACTGTAACCCAACCCGGGGGGGGTATCATCCGGCGTAAAAAACGATCGCTTTGGACACCGCGCCCCCTCTCACGCAGAGAAAAAATTCCCGTTTCAGGGCAGTTAACATGTTAACTGGCTGCCCGGGCATTTTTGCGGTTTTTATCTTTATTATTCAGTTTGTTGTGCGGAAAAAATGTTAACAGGCTTTTTCAGCAAATGTTAACCGGGCAGCAGTTAACATTTGCGGCATGAGACGCCGGGAAAAATGGGCTGAACCATACCCGGCTGAGTGCGTTCTGGACCCGGGAGGAGGCTGTGCTGACAACGCAAAAACGAAAATTTGCGCTGGCGCTCATGTCCGGGAAAAACAAAACAGCGTCAGCCATTGCCGCCGGTTATTCGGCGAAGACCGCCAGGGTTAAAGGCTCGCAGCTGGCAAAAGATCCGGAGGTGCTTGCGTTTATAGCCCGTAAACAATGCGAGACGGTGGAGGTGGATGAGGTTCCTGTTTACCGGCAGAAAAAATCAGAGCAGGAGGATAAACCCCGTCGCCGTGAGGCGGCTGCAATACCACAGCCGGACGAAAACAATCCGGAGATGCCACCGTCCGCGGTGATGTCTCCTGGTATTGAATATATGGAGGATGGTCTTCCCGATCCGGTGAAAGCCATGGGGCGGATCCTGGTGGAAAACCTCTGCATTGATCCGAAACTGGCACTGGATGCGGCCTGGCGTCTGGCGCAGTTCACGCACCATAAAAAAGGGGATACCGGGAAAAAATCGGCAAAAGGTGATGCCGCGAAAAAAGCGGCTAACCGTTTTGCGGTGCCACCGCCACCCCGACTGGTGGTGAATAACGATAATGAGGGCAACGGATGATACCTGTATGGAGCACAGCCTGCCCGGACTGGGCAGAGCGCCTGAAAAAGGGGCTGTCGATTATTCCGGATCCGATTTATCCGGACGAGGCCGCACATGCCCTGGCGATTTTTAAACAACTGCGGATTGTGGATGCACCTGGTAGCCCTACGTTCGGGGAGTCCTGTGCACCGTGGGTGTTTGACCTGGTGGCGGCCCTGTTTGGCTCCTACGATGCGCAGACCGGTGTACGCCATATCAAGGAAGTTTTTATCCTTATCCCCAAGAAAAACTCGAAGTCCACGCTGGCCGCGGGGATCATGATGACTGCACTGTTACTGAACTGGCGGCAGGCGGCGGGTTACACGATTCTGGCCCCGACTGTGGAGGTGGCGGCCAACGCCTTCAACCCTGCCCGGGATATGGTACGACGTGACGATGATCTGGATGACCTCTGCCAGGTACAGACCCATATCCGGACCATCACCCACCGGGTGACAGACACCACCCTGAAGGTGGTGGCAGCCGATCCGAATACGGTGTCCGGTATCAAGTCCGTGGGTACGCTGATTGATGAGTTGTGGCTGTTTGGCAAGCAGTGCAAGGCGGAGGACATGTTACGTGAAGCCATAGGCGGCCTTGCCTCCCGCCCGGAAGGGTTTGTGGTGTATACGACCACCCAGTCGAATGAACCGCCCGCCGGGGTGTTCAGACAGAAACTGCAGTACGCCCGGGATGTGCGCGACGGCAAAATTCATGATCCGCACTTTCTGCCGGTGATATTTGAACACCCTCCTGAAATGGTGGAAAGCGGGGCTCACCTGCTGATGGAAAACCTCGCCATGGTCAATCCTAATCTCGGCTATTCAGTGGATGAGGCCTTTCTGTACCGGGAGTACCGTAAAGCCCGGGAAGCCGGTGAAGAGACATTCCGGGGGTTCATGTCAAAACACGCCAATGTGGAAATTGGTCTTGCCCTGCGCTCTGACCGCTGGGCGGGGGCTGATTTCTGGGAAGAGCAGGGCCGTTGTATCAGCCTGGACGATATCCTGCGTCGTGCTGATGTGGTGACGGTGGGGATTGACGGCGGAGGGCTGGATGATCTGCTGGGGATGTATGTGATTGGGCGTGACCGGGAGACCCGCGAATGGCTGGGCTGGGGCCATGCCTGGGCGCATGAAACCGCGGTGGTCCGACGGAAGAGCGAGGCGTCCCGGTTTCAGGATCTTGTTGCCTGTGGAGATATGACCATTGTCCGGCGTGTCGGGGATGACACGGCGGAAGTGGCGGAATATGTGCGTCGCATTCATGAGGCTGAGTTACTGGACCATATCGGTATTGACCCGTCAGGGGTGGGGCAGATTCTGGATTCACTGGCGGAAGCCGGGATCCCCGACGGAATTGTGGTGGGGATAAGCCAGGGCTGGAAACTGGGCGGGGCCATTAAAACCACCGAGCGCAAACTGGCTGAAGGGGTGCTGGTGCATGGTGACCAGCCCCTGATGGCCTGGTGTGTCGGCAATGCCCGGGTGGAGCCTAAAGGTAACGCCATTCTTATCACCAAACAGGCCAGTGGACGGGGAAAAATTGACCCGCTGATGGCGCTGTTCAATGCGGTCTCCCTGATGTCCCTTAACCCGGAACCGAAAAAGAAAGAATATGCGGTTTTTTTCATATAACCCTGTTCACACTGTAACCATCACGAACCGCTCCGGCGGTTTTTTTATTTTCAGGAGGCTGATGTGACTCTTAAACGGGCCTGTTCCCTGCTGACGGTGAAATCCTTCAGTGAGGATGAACGAGTGATCACCGGGATTGCGTCAACGCCTTCTCCGGATCGGGATGGTGACATCCTGGAGCCGGAGGGCGCGGAGTTTGGCAGTGCGATCCCGTTTCTCTGGCAGCATGACCATTCCCGCCCGGTGGGGCAGTGTACGGTGCGCCGGGTCAGCGAAGGGCTGGAAATCACGGCAACACTGGTGAAGCCCGTACCGGATATGCCGTCGCAACTGGCTGCCCGGCTGGATGAGGTCTGGGCGGCCATTAAGACCGGGCTGGTCAGGGGGCTGTCCGTGGGCTTCCGTCCCCATGAATACACCTTTCTGGACGGAGGCGGACTGCATTTTCTGCGCTGGGAACTGATGGAGGTGTCTGCCGTCACCGTGCCCGCGAATGCGGAATGCACCATCCGGACCATTAAATCTTACGACCGCCCGTTTTCTGCCGCGTCCGGCAACCGGAAACCGGTGGTGAAAATCGCATCTTCTGCCGGCGCTGCGGCACAGTCAACAACCGTTTTTCATAAGGAAAAGACCATAATGAATATTGGCGAACAGATTAAAAGTTTTGAAAACAAGCGTGCAGCGCTGGCAGCCTCCCTTGAGGAGGTCATGACCAAAGCCGCAGAGGAAGGGCGCACGCTGGATGTGGAGGAGGAAGAGCATTACGACAACACCGCAGCGGAAATCCGTCAGGTGGATGCGCACCTGAAGCGCCTGCGTGAACTGGAAGCCGGTAAGGCCGCCACGGCGCAGCCGGTGAAACAGGCCGGTAACGGGAATGTGGCCGCGGTGGCTTCTGCGCCGGTGATCCGTGTGGAGCAGAAACTGGATAAGGGGATTGGCTTCGCCCGCTTTGCCAAATCGCTGGCTGCGGCTAAAGGCGTCCGATCTGAAGCCCTGGAAGTGGCCCGTCGTCAGTATCCGGATGACAGTCGTCTGCATCATGTCCTGAAATCGGCAGTGGGCGCGGGGACCACCACGGATCCGCAGTGGGCAGGCAGCCTGTCTGAATATCAGGAATACGCACAGGACTTTATTGATTACCTGCGTCCGCAGACCATTATCGGGCGATTTGGTCAGGGCGGGATCCCTGCACTTCGTCAGGTGCCGTTCAATATCCGTGTGCACGCCCAGGTGTCCGGCGGTGCTGCCGGCAGGGTGGGTGAGGGTAAGGCAAAACCCCTGACGAAGTTTGATTTTGAATCCATCACCTTCAGTCATGCGAAGGTGTCGGCCATTGCGGTACTGACGGAAGAATTGATCCGTTTTTCCAGTCCGGCTGCTGATGCACTGGTCCGTAATGCGCTGGCGGAAGCGGTGGTGGCGCGTCTGGATACAGACTTTGTGGACCCGAAAAAAGCCGCAGTGGCAGATGTCTCCCCGGCGTCCATCACCCATGATGTGAAGGGCACGGCATCAACCGGTAACCCGGATGCGGATGCAGAGGCTGCGTTTGGACAGTTTGTGGCAGCAAACCTGCAGCCCACCGGTGCGGTCTGGCTGATGTCCAGCACCAATGCCCTGGCACTGTCCATGCGTAAAAATGCGCTGGGTCAGAAGGAATACCCGGACATGACCCTGCTGGGTGGCTCCTTCCAGGGGCTGCCGGTGATTGTCTCCCAGTACGTGGGTGACCAGCTGGTGCTGGTGAATGCCCCGGATATTTATCTGGCGGATGACGGAGGCGTGGCAGTGGATATGTCCCGCGAGGCATCACTGGAAATGCAGTCTGAGCCGACCGGCGACAGTACCACGCCGTCCCCGGTGGAGCTGGTTTCCATGTTCCAGACAGGCAGCGTGGCCATCCGTGCGGAGCGCTGGATCAACTGGCGTCGTCGCCGTACCGCGGCGGTGGCGGTGATCACCGGAGTGAACTACGGCAGTGCGTCCGGCGTCTGAGTCTGATAAGGAGGACGGGAGGCGTGCGCCTCCCGTAACAGGTTATGGCAAAGATCCGATATCTGCAGGGCACGCATGATGCCCGGGCCGGGGATATCCGTGATGTGGCACAGCCGTGTGCGGAGGTGCTGGTTCGCCTGGGAAAGGCGGAGTACATCACGGTGCGACGTCCGGCAGGTCAGAAAAAGAAACGAGATGCGGAGCATGGCGAATGTGGAACCTTTTACGGCGAACCCGAAAAAACCAGAAATCAGGACGTGACGTAAGAGAGGTGGGCTGGACCAGCCTGTTTCAGGCGGTGGCTGAGCCCTTTTCCGGCGCCTGGCAGCAGGGCGTGAAAGCCGATCCTGAAGCCGTCCTCTCCTTTCATGCGGTGTTTGCATGTATTTCGCTGATATCCCAGGATATCGCCAAAATGCGGCTGCGTCTTATGCAGACGGATGCGCATGGGATACGCAGGGAAACGCGCCGGGGGGATATTGCCCGCCTCTGTCGTCGTCCCAACGCCCAGCAGAACCGCATCCAGTTTTTTGAACTGTGGCTGAACGCCAAACTGCGTCACGGCAATACGGTGGTGCTGAAAATCCGTAATGCCCGGGGGCAGATCAAAGAACTGCGTATTCTGGACTGGAGCCGGGTTGAACCTCTGGTGGCGGATGACGGCGAGGTGTTCTACCGCATCACGCCGGACCGGAACTGCGGGATCACGGAGGCGGTGACGGTGCCTGCCCGGGAAGTGATCCACGACCGGTTTAACTGTTTTTTTCATCCGCTTATAGGATTGCCGCCGGTGTATGCCGCCGGGCTGGCGGCCACGCAGGGGCATCATATTCAGGAAAATTCGACGTCTTTTTTCAGAAATGGTGGCAGGCCGTCCGGGGTGATTGAGATCCCCGGCAGTATTACGGAAGAAAATGCGAAAAAACTGAAGAGCAACTGGGACAGCGGGTATACAGGCGAAAATGCGGGGAAAACGGCCATTCTGAGCAACGGGGCAAAATACAACCCCACGACGTTTTCACCTGTGGATGCGCAGACGGTGGAACAACTGAAGATGACCGCTGAAATTGTCTGTTCGGTGTTCCGTGTCCCGGCCTACAAGATTGGCGTGGGACAACCGCCTTCCAGTGACAACGTGGAGGCGCTGGAGCAGCAGTATTATTCCCAGTGCCTGCAGACGCTGATTGAGTCCATTGAACTGTTACTGGATGAGGCGCTGGAAACGGGGGAAAACGAGAGTACAGAATTTGATGTCACCACGCTGCTGAGAATGGACAGTGAGCGGCGCATGAAAACGCTGGGGGATGCGGTGAAAAATACGCTTCTCACGCCCAATGAGGCCCGTAAACGGGAGAACCTGCCGCCCCTGGCCGGCGGTGATGCACTGTATCTTCAGCAGCAGAACTACAGTCTGGAGGCGCTGTCCCGTCGTGATGCCCGTGAGGATCCGTTCTCGTCTGCCGGGAAAACAGTTTCATCACAGCTGCCTGACGGCGCATCTGACGGTAATAAGGCAATCAGTGAAACAGAGCATGATGCGGTGAAAGCGATGTTCAGGGGGGATACTGAGAAAATGACGGAACGGGAACTGTCCATTATTCGTGCACTGGGAGAAGAATTCTCCACAGTGCTGGCGGATTTACAGCGCACATTTGAGGGGAAGATGGCCTCGCAGGCACAAGCGTTTGAAGAGAAACTGACTTCCCTGTCGGCGGTATTACAGAAGCATGTGACGGTGGATGAGGTGCGTCCGGTTCTGCAGGCGATGGTGGATGACGCTGTGGGGGCCATTCCGGTACCGCGTGATGGTCGTGATTATGATCCGGATGTACTGCAGCAGGCGGTGAATGATGCGGTCGCAAATATTCCGCAGCCGGCGGACGGTAAAAGTCTCACCCCGGATGATGTGCGTCCGATGCTTGAACAGATGGTGAAGGAGGCTGTAAGCCATATCCCTGTTCCGCGTGATGGTCGTGACTACGATCCGGAAGTACTGCAGAAGGCGGTGAATGATGCGGTCGCAAATATTCCGCAGCCGGCGGACGGTAAAAGTCTCACCCCGGATGATGTGCGTCCGATGCTTGAACAGATGGTGAAGGAGGCTGTAAGCCATATCCCTGTTCCGCGCGACGGTCGTGACTATGATCCCGATGTTCTGCAGAAGGCGGTGAATGATGCGGTCGCAAATATTCCGCAGCCGGCAGACGGTAAAAGTCTCACCCCGGATGATGTGCGTCCGATGCTTGAACAGATGGTGAAGGAGGCGGTAAGCCATATTCATGTTCCGCGTGATGGTCGTGACTACGATCCGGATGTTCTGCAGAAGGCGGTTCTGGATGCGGTGAGTGCCCTGCCGGCTCCGCAGGACGGGCGTGATGCCACGGCTCTGGAAATACTCCCCGCCATTGACGATCAAAAATCCTTTCCCCGGGGCACGTATGCCACACACCAGGGCGGACTCTGGCGGGCGTATGAAAAAACGCACGGGATGCGGGGATGGGAATGCCTGGTTGACGGGGTGGCGGATATTGACGTCAGCATGACGGGTGAGCGGTTGTTCTCTGTGGTGGTCCGGCAGAGCAGTGGCCAGCGTACGGAAAAAACATTTTCCCTGCCGGTGATGCTCTACCGCGGTGTGTTCAGAGCCGGTGAAACCTACCACCCCGGCGATACGGTGACGTGGGGGGGCTCGCTGTGGCACTGCAACAGTATGACCGAAGATAAACCCGGAGAAGCTCATTCATCAGCCTGGACCCTGGCTGCAAAACGTGGGCGGGATGCAGGAGGCGGAAAATGACGGCATTACTGACACTGGAAGAGATCAAGGCACATCTGCGTGTCGACCATGACGCGGATGATGACATGCTGATGGACAAGGTTCGTCAGGCTACCGCCGTGCTGCTGGCCTACATTCAGGGCAGCCGGGATAAAGTGATCCGTGAGGACGGTGAACTGATCCCGGGCGAGGCATTAACCCGGATGAAGGGGGCTGCCATGCGACTGACCGGGATGCTGTACCGGAATCCGGATCTTGCGGAGCGGGAAGAACTGCTTCAGGGGGAGCTGCCGTTTTCTGTTTCCGTGCTGATTTACGATTTGCGTTGTCCGACGGTGTTATGAGGAGGGGGAATGGCAATATCTGCAGGTCGTCTGACACAGATGATAAGTGTTCTGAATCGGGTGTTAACCCGTAACGCTGCCGGAGAAATGACGGAAGAATGGGTGTCATGCGGGAAAATTCATGCGGATATCCGTGGCAGGAGCAGCCGGGAGCGGATGCAGTCCGGTGCGGAAATGGCGCAGGCGGAAATCCGCATCTGGGTGCGCGGTCAGTCCGGTCGGGAAATCACGGCAGCGTCACGACTTCATGTGCTGAGTGGTCCATGGCGTGACCGGATCCTGAACGTTGTCGGGCTGCCCGTGCCGGATGCGACCGGCGGGCGTCTGGAAATTCTCTGTCGGCTGGGAGGGGAAAAATGATCGAAACCCTGCTGGATTTTTCGGGGCTGGAGGACATCAGCCGCGATTTGCAGCTTCTGAGTGGTGCGGAAAATAACCGGGTGCTGCGTGAGGCAACCCGTGCGGGTGCGAATGTGCTGAAAGAAGAAGTGGTGTCACGGGCACCGGTACGCAGGGGAAAACTGCGCCGCAATGTGGTGATCCTTTCCCGGCGCTCCCGCGATGGCGGGATGGAATCCGGTGTCCATATCCGTGGTGTTAATCCGGACACCGGTAACAGCGATAACACTATGAAGGCGGATAACCCGCGCAATGCTTTCTACTGGCGGTTTGTGGAAATGGGGACTGTGAATATGCCACCGCACCCGTTTGTGCGCCCGGCGTTTGATGTGCGCAGTGAACAGGCAGCTCAGGTGGCGATTGCGCGGATGAACCGGGCCATTGATGAGGTACTGAGACGATGACGGAGGCGGATTTGTATCCTCATCTGGCGCATCTTGCCGGCGGGCAGGTGTACCCGTATGTGGTCCCCCTGCTGGATGGCAGGCCGTCGGTGGCGCTTCCGTGGGTGGTTTTCAGCCTGATTTCATCGGTGTCAGCGGACGTGATGGGCGGGCAGGCGGAGTCCTCAGTGTCGGTGCAGATAGACGTTTATGCCGGGACTGTGACGCAGGCGCGTCAGATACGTCAGGACGCCCGTGAAGCCATAATGCTGCTGGCCCCGGGATCCGTCAGTGAAATGCAGGACTATATTCCGGAAAACCGCTGTTACCGTGCAACCCTGGAGTTTCAGGTCACGGTGTGACTTTTTCTTTTTTCTACAAAACCATACCCCGCCGCGTGCGGGTTTTTTATTATCAGGAGGCAGAATGTCTGCTTTGTATGAACGCTCACAGCTGACGCAGGTGATGATTTCATCTGCCCCGGCGACTGCTGAAACTATGGATAAGGCGGAATATCTGCGCCTGGATTGCACCATCAAGGAAGTCCAGTTCACCGCCGGTCAGAAACAGGATATTGATGTGACCACGCTCTGCTCCACCGAGCAGGAGAACATCAACGGTCTGGGGGCGTCGTCTGAGATTTCCATGTCGGGTAATTTTTATCTGAATCAGGCCCAGAACGCCCTGCGTGATGCCTATGACAATGACGCGTTGTATGCGTTTAAGGTGCTGTTTCCGTCCGGTAAGGGCTTTAAGTTCCTGGCGGAAGTGCGTCAGCACACCTGGTCATCCGGTACCAACGGCGTGGTGGCAGCAACGTTTTCACTGCGTATGAAAGGCAAACCGGTGTCCTTTGTGGTACCGCTGGCGTTTGTGAAAAATCTGGATAAAACACTTACCGTGAATACAGGTGCGCTGCTGACAATGTCAGTCAGTGCCAACGGGGGAACGCCGCCGTATAAATACGCTTGGAAGAAGGATGGTCAGCCGGTTGACGGGCAGACGACAGACACCTTCAGTAAGCCAGGTGCGCAGTCCGCTGATGCGGGGAAATATACCTGCGTGGTGACCGATTCGGCAGAGAAAGCACAGAGTGTGACGTCTGTTGAATGCACCGTGACAGTGAGCGCAGCCGCCGGATAAGGGGATGGGGCATCATGAAAAAGGATCTGAAAACGCTGGCGCTGGCCAGACTGTCAGGGTTTCGTCATAAAACGGTGAAGGTGCCGGAATGGGGTAATGTCAGCGTGGTGCTGCGGGAGCCTTCGGCAGAGGCCTGGTATCTGTGGCAGGAAGTGCTCAATGGTGATGGAGAGGATGACGATACCCTGTCGGTGGTGGCGAAAACCCGCCGTAACCTGGAAGCGGATGTGACGCTGTTCTGCGATGTCCTGTGTGATACGGATCTGCAGCGGGTGTTCGCTCCGGACGACCGTGAGCAGGTGCTGGCCGTCTATGGTCCGGTACATGCCCGGTTGCTGCGTCAGGCACTGGAACTGATCGCTGATGCAGAGTCGGCCAGAAAAAAGTAGCCCGCCCGGAAATTCGCTTTCTGATGCGACTTGCGCTCCGTCTGGGGCGCACCTTATCCGAACTGCGGCACAGCCTGAGTGTGAGCGAGGCGATGATGTGGATGGAGTTCGACAGGGTATCCCCGCTGGGTGATGAGCGCGGGGATATCCGTAATGCACAGATCGTGAAAGCGGTTTTTGGGGCACAGGGGATGAATGTTGCACTGAAGGACGCCATGCTCTGCTGGGGCGAGGATGAGGATAAGCCGGAGGTGGATCCGTTTGCGGCGCTGGAAGACGCGCTGAGCTTTGCAGCACAGTCATGAATGATGAGAACCGCTGAGGCGGTTTTTTTACGCCCGGAGAAAGGTGAATGGTGACGTTACGTGAACTGATTATCAAAATTTCGGCAAATTCGCAGTCATTCCAGTCGGAGATCCAGCGGGCTTCCCGCATGGGCAGTGAATATTACCGGACCCTGCAGAATGGCGGGCGTCAGGCTGCCGCAGTCGCCCGG